ATTTGCTAAATTAATTCTTAATAAGTTAAGCTCCTCGTCATATTTACGAAGAGCTTCATTAGATACTTCCATTATAGTTCAGCACACGCATAGCAATTAATTTCTAAACCTACACTAATTTCTTTTATAATTGGTTGTTTCCACATATATTACTCCTTAATTAATTATTATTGGTCGCCAAAAGCAGGTGCAGTATCTGCAGCTATAACACCCCAAACAGCCCAGTTAGTAGAATCTAAAGCAATAAAATTAATTTCTATTGATTCTGGAACATTAACTGTTAATTTAGAATTTGAACTACCATTTGGAAAAACAGATGCTGTTGTATTAGCATCTATATCATGAAAAGTAATACCACCTTTAGATATAAAGTTTGCATCAGCTCCTGTAGATATTATTGGGTTTGAAGCATCAGCAGCTACACCACCATAAATAAATTTAAAATGTAATCCTGCAGATGGTGAAGGTAATGTATATATTCTATTTCCTGTTACATCTGGAATAATATTTACTCTTCCTCCATTAGTAGCAGCAGTTAAACTTGTATTTGCATCAGCTAATGTTACTGGAGTTGCTACCAAACCACTATTACCATAAGTAATATTTTCTGTTATTGCTCCTGTATCTGAATCTTTTGTAACACCAATAAAGCCATTCTCAGCTCTGACTGGTCCATTAAAAGTTGTATTCGCCATAATTTATTCTCCTTAAAAATTATATCTATCGTCTTGGCTTGTCTGCTAGGGCAGTCGATAGACAATTAAAATCCCTAGTTATTCTTTTGGTTCTTGTATTTCATTTTTAATTGCATCTGTCATAAAATCAATAAGCTTTAAACTTCTTGTTCTATCATCTACATCATTTAATTCTGCTACTTTTTTCATAGCATCTGTTCTTATTCTTTCTAAATCTATTTCTGCTCTTTGTTCAGCTATGACAGTCTTTGTTAGTAGGTCAAGTTGTTTCATAGTTTCTTTACTTGCTCTATCTAAATCTCCTTTTTGTTTTTTCATAGTAGCAGTTTGTCCTGAAACTGCAGAGTCTTTTAATAGTTTCATTTCTTCTAGTTCTAACTTTTGAGATTCTAAAGCAGCATCTGCAGAATTTTTAGCAGAAGACATTTTAAGTTTTTCTTTTTCTAATTCTACTTTAGCTTGCTCTAATGCAACCATTTGTTGTTCAGGTGATTGAGCTTGACCCATAGCTTGATTAGCATTAAGCACTTGCTGTGCTGCCTGTGCCATTGCCATTTCTACAGCTTGTGGGTCTTGCTGTCCTGCCATTTTAGTTACACCACTAATTTGTTCTTGATATTTCATAACTGAATGTTCTTGTACGTTAGCTTCTAGTATTGGTTTAATTCTAGCCATAATAGGATTGGCACCATTAGCAGGGTCTTGTAAGTATGCCATCTTTGTTTGTATGTGAGCATCATGGTTCTGACCTGGAAATGCAGAAATAGGTATACCTTTAGTTACTGCCATAATATCTGATACTGGGTCCATTTGTTGTGGCTTCTGTTTAGGTGGAAGTATCTCGTCAAGATTAGGCATACTAGCAGCATTTAATATGGTTCTATTCAAAGCTTCTATATTAAACATACCAGGAGGGGATTGTTGTGCCATCTGGAGAGCCATTTGAGCAATCATCATCCTATGTGCATTAGAAGGAATGTTAGGGTCGCTGACAGGGATTACATCAACCCTTCCATCAAAATCCTTTTTAAACACATTCTGGTCAGCAAAAGGTACTTCATATGGATACTCCGAGGGTAAGTATTCATAGTTTATACGAGCAAGGATTTTAAATTCATCCTTTTGAGATTTATGTAATCTCTTATGTATTGAAGAAAAGAATTTACTTGAAGCTTCTAGTAATGCCATAGTAGTTCCAACAGGTCCATAAGATGCTGCATCAGAGACAACTTGCTCTGTACTGTCAGCAAACTTTTGTGCTGTTGCTGTAATGAACGTAAGCATATTATATAGAGTAGAGGAAGGCTCTTTATAGGGGAGAGGAATAATAGCCTTACTTAAATCTACACCAGTTGCTTCTATTTCTTTAAATTCACCAGGGCTGATTGGTTCATTATCACCAACCATCCTTACACCTTTTGCTTTGAATCCTCCTGGTAGGTTTGCAAATTGACCTGCATCCACTAAACTTCTCATTGCTGCTGTTGCAGTCATTGTGAGATTACCTAAGAAGTGCATCAAGCCAAACCCATAAAATCCAAATCCAGGAACAAACCTGTAATGAACAAAATGGGAAACTTTTTCTTGTTTCTTATCATCTTTCTTATAGTTTCTTCTAATACTTAAAACTGTTCTTGATTCTTCTTCTACAGTTATAATATAAGGAAGAGCATAATCTTCTTCTATTTCTAAATAACAATGTTGTTCTAATAATGTATATTGTGGGTCACTATCTTCTGTAGGAGTTAATCCTAATATTGTATCCATCTTTGAAGAAAGAGATGTAGGATTAGGATTAGTAGCTTCAGGTAATTCTACATCATCATAAATACCTATACGCATATCTCTAGCTAAATCTATAGGACTTCTATAAATGACATGTGTATATCTATCTGCTTTTCTTAAGTTACTAGAATAGTAAGAAACATAAAACTGGTCTATAGGAACAAATTCAGATACTGGTCTTTTTAAATTAGCATCATAATAAACTTTTTTAAATGCTGAACCTATAAGAGGTAAATGAAATAACATTCTTTCTGTTTCATCAAAGTATTCAGGCATCTGTTCTGTTACCTGATAGTTCATAAAGTTTTGAACTCTATTTGCTTGGTCTTCTCTTTCAGGAGTTTGTCTTCCTAGTATCTGAGATTTAACAGGACCTTTACTAGGAAATAATTCTTGTATTGCTTTTGATTGAAACTTAACTGCTGACTCTATTAACATAGGATGGACAGCAGTACATGCACCTTCAAAAGGTTCGCTTGCATCTTCTATCTTTAATCCTAATAAATCAAATCCTCTTTCAAACATTGATTCCCATTCAGCTCTGGAATCTTTATCTGCTGTATAATTATCTATAACTGTTGTAGCTATCTCTTGTAAATCTTCTTCATCTATATCATTAGCTAAATTACCATACCATTTTTGTATGTCAGCTTCTGCTTCCATTTCAATATTAGTTTCAGTAAAGTCTACAGTAACTCCACCATCTTCATCTGGTTGAATAGTTGGTGAGTCTGTTATTGCATCTATTTGTTCTGGAAGTTCTATTACATTTGATATTGTTTCCTCTATTCTATCAAATGGATTTCTTTCTGTCGCCATGTTATTCCCCTTTAAAACATAATTATATCACTAAGTTCGCCAGTACGCAACTCTTTTTTTTCTAGGCTCATCTTCCCACTCTGGGTCTTCAGGATGGTCTAAATGCCAGGACTCTTTCATATAATGTATTGCCATTGTCATAGCATCAACTTGGTCATCATGAGCTGCATTTGGAAAACGTAACATTTCTTCTAGTAAATCTTCTGACCATTTCTTATCTTTAGGTATCCATACTCTACCTGCTTCTATCATAGGTGAAGCTGCATGTACTCTAGATACTTTATCTCTATCAGGTGTATATTCTAAGATAGGTATACCTGCTCTACGCATATCTTGTATTAATGATTGTCCACTTGCTTTCTTTTCTATCATACAGACATCAGGTCTATAATCATAATATAGTTTTTGAGATATTCTTCTTAACTCTGGATATTCAAATCTACCTTTTATATTTCCAAGTAGTATTAAATTAGATTTATAGGATTCATATCCCTGTTCATCTTCTTCATATTGAGAAAAGATACCCCATGTTTGTATAACACTATAGTCTGCTGTTGTCTTTGTTGAAAACGCAGTATCATATGTTTGAATCATAAAGTCACAGGTAGGAGGTTCTTCATATTCCCACCATTGTATCCAATCTTTTTTTATTAAACCACCTTCATCAGGTGTTGGGTCCTGCATATATAATGCATTCCAATATCTTGCACCATTAGATGCTTTTATTTCCTGTTCATCTACACGTAAGACATCATCTGACTTCCATTCAGGAAAATAACTACCACCTACTGGTAAATCAAGTAACTCAGCAGACTCTTCGTCTAACCAGGCAGGAATTTTTATAACTTCCCAAGGTGCAATAGCAAATTCATCTTGTTGTTTTAGTAACCAACCACACAAATCATCATAATGATACCTTGTATTAATTATAAGTATAGAACCATTAGGCATTATACGAGTTCTTAGACCTGCAGGGTACCATTCTTTAATATATCTACGACCTGCTTCAGAATAAGAGTCTTCTTCAGACATCACATCATCAAGAATTGCAATATGTGCACCTCTTCCTGCTATTTGAGACTTAACACCTGCAGCATAATAACTACCACCTTGGTTTGTCTTCCATTTACCTGCAGCTCTAACGTCTGTTCGTAGCTTAACACTCTTAAATATACTTTGAAACTCTTCTGAGTCCACAACATCCCTTACAGACCGACCAAAGTCAGAGGACAATTGGTCACTATGAGACACAGTAAGGATTTCATGCTCTGGATTACGACCAATATACCAAGCAGGAAACAGTTTAGAACAGATAACACTCTTAGAACTTCTAGGTGGTAAGAAAACCATAAGTCTTTTTATTTCTCCAGACTCTAATTGTCTTAGTTTTTCACTTATTACTTCTATATGTTTACCCATTTTCCAATCAGAGACAAGTATTGGAGCAATCTTACGGACAAAAGTTATGAAATCTGTTTTAGAATCTTGTTCTATTTTTAAATTTAAGTAACTTTGTAGATTTAAGTATGGTGATGTATCTATAGTCTCTATAGTTTCCAAAGTATTTAATACCTTAACATTGTTATATTGTAATATTGTAATAATATAAACTATAAAATATAATTTTAATATCTCTTATATCTATATAGATTATATTATATATATATTATATACAACTCCCCACTAAAATACAAGTACTTTTTTTATTATTTTTATTGACCCTGTTATTTTGTTACATATATGTCACTACCATATATATACACACACAAGCACACGCATTTTTTTGGTGGGGGTCAGTACCCATTATGGGTAATTGATAACTGCCAGATTAAAAGATACCTTAATACCCATTATGAGTATCGGGTAGTCCCCGACAAACTGATTCGTATGATTCGTTTTTTTATATAATTAATGTACCTTCTAAAAGCCTTGTATTCTGTGGCTTTGCAGGTATTAGTTGACAGATAGTAATTAATTTGCGAATCTCTTTACATAAGACGGCACAGATTGTTAGGGTTCCAAACCTACCATAGCCCGAGAGTTCCATCACTCCCGTATTGTCCCGATAGGGTAGCTAAACAATATGACAATGAAGCAAAGATAAAAATGGTAGTTTAATTTTTTTTAACTTAATCGGAGATTATTACATGAGTAATAAAAAACAGTCTAGCAAAGACTTAAACCTTGCAACTATAACTGCTATTAATAACATTTATAATAGGGAAGTTAAAACTTATTTGAATGAAGTTAATGGGACTATGTCAGAGCTTAAAGAAAAAAATCTTAAGCTTATTAGTCATTTTATTTTTAATGTTTATAAGGAAGTTAAAACTTTAGACATTGCTAAAATAAAATCAGCTTGTAAGTCTGAAGCAATTAATATGCCGAGTCTTTTTACTTGGTATATAAATGATAAAGGTACTAAAAGATGTGACCTTTATGAATTGCTTTCAGCTTTTACCTTCTCTGAATTTGTAGAAAGTAAAATTACTGATAAGACTTCAGTTAAAGCAATTAGAAAGGCTTTAGATAAGTTTAATATTGAAGGACTATCAGGAGCAGTTAAAATCGCTAGGAAGTATAAAAAAGATATTACTCCTAAAGATTTACCTTCTACTAACAGACCAGACACTGATAAGATTGTTTCATCAGCTGAAAAGATGGATAGTTTAAACTTATCTAAGTCTGATGTTAAAGAAGCTTTAATGAATTTGGATATTACAGAAGCTTTACAAATCTGTAAGGAATTTATTGAAGAAAATGCTCAAGAAGTTAAGAAAGCTTCTTAATCTCACTCGGATTGCTCCCCAGACTATCGGGGAGTACCCGACATAACTAAAAGGTAAAAAATATGTTTAGATTAGTATTAGGATTAACGTTAAGTATGTTAGGATTTATGTTTATGTTAGCTTGTCTACCCGTTTATAGGTTTGATGATATAACATTTGTTTTTAATATGCATCACTTAACGGGAGAACCTAGAGTTTTACTATGGATAACTTGTGAAGTAGTTGGATTATTTACAATTGCTTTCGGATTAGCAACAGCTAAGATTATTCCATGGAAATAATATAATTATGGGGAGTGTAAAAGCTCCCTATTTTTTT